GTCTCCACTCCGAACAAGTTGAAGGAGGCATCAGCCGCGCTTGCGTAGACCTTCACCTCATCCGTTTGGTTTAGGCACATGCCAATAACCACTGTTTGTGTTTCGTTTGCATCTAGTGCTTTATCGTAGAACAAATACTGCTTATTGTCTGCCGACGCGCCTGCCACATGAACGCTCACTCGGTAGGTGATGCCGGTGCCAGATCGGTTGCAGATCACCAGGGAGCTGACCGTCGTTTGGGTCAGGTTGGGCACCGTGTAGAGCGTGGTGGTGGTGGTCGCCCCTGGGGCTGCTTGGCCTAGTACCTTGATTACGTCGCTCATGATGCCCCCATAAGGAGGAACTGGAAGCGGCGCATAGCAAGTGAGCCGGGCTTATCGCCCTGGGTCTTGGCAAGCTCGATATCATTGGACAAGGTCTGGAACCCCAGCTCAATGTTACGCCGGGTTAGCGCCTCATTCGGCTGGCTATACTCTGGCGTCGGGATGGGAAGCGGGGTGGTTCTTTGTTCTGCCATTACCGCCTCCCGTCCTGCCGCATATCGAAGCGAAGATCCCCAAGACGCCAGCCATATCCTGAACCGTTGCTCTCAATCCGAACGACAGAATGTCGCGCCCGGTTTCTAACAAACGACTGCTTGGTCGTTGACGTAATCGTTGATGTTGATAGCGTCGTCGCCGTCTCAAGCGGGAAGTCGCTCCCCTTGATGATGATATCTGTTTGAGCGTCCGAAGTATTCCCGCTGAAGGTGAAGTCGGGGATTATCCTCTTGATAAACATGAAGAACTCGCCCTCACCAAGCTCCAGGTCCCCGGACTCAATATAGGCTTCCATGGCTTCGCCATCTGCGTCGTAGCCAACCTCATGCTGATAGAGATAATTCGGCTCCCCATCCAGAGCGGTAGATGCCAAAGGATAGTTCATGGTGTTTGCCCCGGACCAAGCCCCACGAGACAGTGTGCCGACCGACCAGAGGTTTTCCAGATAGTTGTAGGCAACGTAGTTGGTCACCTCGGTGTTACCTTCCCCTACCGGGTAGAACCACATGACCTCGTTGAAGTCATTGTTCTCTGCTGCAAAGACCTTGAACGCCTGATCCATATTGATGTTGGAGAAGACGTAGTCCTTCACGCTACAAGGCAGCGGCTGCACCGAGCCGTTGTAAACGAAGAAGTTGCCCCGGTCCATGAAGTACACCACCCCCCGAGCATTCACTGCCGCGTTGGGGGAGATCATGGAGATATCTGCACTAAGGCGCGTGAACTGGAAGGTAAACGGCGCTCCAACAAACCGCATGGAGTGCAGGCTCACATCCGTCCAGATGAGGATCTCTTGCCGGGCTTTGACCGCGCCGATGATCTGCGACCCCGAGTTGATCCGCACACCTCCGGCAGTATTGGTTGCCGTGGGGGTCCAGTCTGCCGCGCTCTCTTGATCCGAGAACCGAACGAAGAGGGGGTCGATGGCAGACGATCCAATCGGATTGCAGCCGAAGGCGATCACATGCTGGTCTTCTGAGACCAGAACCTTAAGGGCTATCGTCGGAACATTCGACGCCCCGGCAAGGGCCGAGATGTTTACCGCCCGGGTGCCGGTGCCGCTCGACTCATCCCAGTAGTAGATGCCACCACCGCGAGGGTTAAAGATCAGGTCTTCCCCGAAGGAATCCTGACTGTACAGGCGAAGCTGACCCGCAGAGGACACCGAGCTGGAGCTGCCGAAGGTGCCAGACCCCCAGGCGCCTGCACCCCAGCCTGTACCGCTGACGTACGCATTCAAGCCGGTGTTGATCTGATAGGCGCCGACCGTGCTGGCCCCGCCATTCCCCGTGTCACTGCCGTCCGCAGTGACCGTGACCCCCGAGGTGTCCTTTGCCGTAATGGTGTAAGTGTCAGCGTCGGGCACCGAGACGATCTGATATTCCTGATTCAGGACCGTGGCGGTGATGTTCCCCCCAAGGCTTACCGCGCCACTAAACGTGACAAAGTCATTGACTGCCGCGCCATGCGCTGTGTCACTGACAGTAAGCGTGGACGAGCCATTGGTAGCCGCGAACGTGACATCCCCTGCCGAGGTGGTACTGCGGATCGGGGTGACATCGTTGAACGACGTACCTTGGGTGACATAGAACTTCAGGTTGGTGCCGAGTCCGATGTACTTGATCGACTCAAGGGATGCCCAGTCGAAGATTGACCTGCAGATGCCCAGGAACGACGCGTCAGAGTATTTCTGCCAGCCGCCAATCTTTTCAGGACGACCCTGCCGAAAGCGGATCTTGTCCGAGTCAAACCATCCCGCATCTGCGGTGTACTCGGTCCCCTCCTTGTCAACGCCGGGGGAGAACTGAATCTTGGTTAGCGCCATTTATCACCTCGCTATCAGGCTATGCCGCTAAAAGAAACCCTGGAAGGGTGACGAGTACCGAGCCTGCATTCCGTAGGATGGCCGCCCATACATCCCGCCACCTTTGATACCACCCTTGCCGCCAAAGCCCATCTGGGGCTGACCAAAACCGCCTTGAGGCTGAAATGGCTGGACCCCCCCCTGAGGCTGACCAAAGCCGCCCAAGCCCTGCGGAGACCCAAACATATCCACGGCCCTAACAGGCTCAGCCTTTGGCTCTTGGATAGCGCCACCAAGCTGATCAAAAGGATTGGTCTTTCTGCTAGCCAGTTGCTGCTGCATCCTTTCTTCAGCGTCGGATCTGTATTTCTTTGCTATATCAAGCGCCTCAGGGTTTTGGTCGTAAAACTTCTTCAAGCTCTCGTGATACGGCCTCATTGATCCGCTTCCAGTTGTTCTCTCTCCTGTCACTGGATCAATATAGACAGAGACATCCGCCGTCATTGCCATCCCGGTTGGCTTTGATGGAGGATTGAACCCCCGGCTCCTGAGGACATCTTCCACACTTTGAGGGCGCTGCGGCTGCCGCTGTTGCTGCTGGTAAGCCATATTAAAGGCTCCTGCATTGCCGCCGCCAAACAAACCGCTCAGAAGGCTCATGATGCCCATCATCTGAGGCGGCTGATAGAACCGGGGTTGCTCCATCCCCATGGTATTGCTTGCCATGGGCGGCGTAGCTATGGCCTGCATCGCGCCCTGGCGACGCGTCAAATCACCAATCCCCATTGAAGGGCGCGGTGACTCCATGCCCATGGTATTGCTGTAGGTGGCTTCCCTTTCTGCAGGGCTAAGGGGCCGACCCATGACAGTATTTTCTGCTCCAGGCTGCACACTAAAGGTTTGATAGTTCTGGGACCGATAGCCGCTAGGCAGTTGCTGGGGAGGAGGAGCAGGCTGCGGTTGCGCGTTGGGAACCTGAAAGTTGTTCCGCTGGCTAGCAAACATCCCAGGCCGTGCAAACGCATTTCTGAAGAACATGGCCTGCTCCTATGAATACTCACCTGTACGGATCATGGCGCAGACCTCAACGGCACGATTTCCGACCTGAGTCGCCCAACGGCTGTCAAAGAACTCCTTGGCCGCTTCCTCGTAGTCCTTGGCCTCCATGGCTGCAAGGGCTTTCACAAAGCCTCTCAGGCGCGGCAGACCGACGTTAAAGCAGAGGTTGACCATTGCGTCCTTGCGCACATCATCAAGCTCAGAGAACCAGCCAAAGGCCTTCTGAAGCTCTTCGTTGCAGCGCTTGATGTCATTCAGGAGGAGATACTCGATCTCGTCCTCAGACAGGCCAACGCCAATGCCTTCCTCAAGGCACCGGCCAACCCCAACGGTCACATAGCCAAGGTGGTCCTTGTATGCGTGGGTCTTGACCCCTTCATGTCGCTTGAGCTGATCGATCAGTCGCTGCATGGTCAGTCCTGTTTTTGGCTTGCGCCGAAGTAGAAGCTCACGATAGCTGACACCACCCCGCCCAGATACCCCAGGACGAGGTTAATAACGGCCTCCGAGTTGGCCTCCGGGGGCAAGAAAGTCACGCTGAAGATGTAGCCGCCAAAGAACAGTATGCAGGCCATAGCGATGGCCTTCGGAGTCCAGTCGCCCTTGTGGATTTGCCGGGCATGCTGGATGTCTTTGGTCTCTAGGGCGAAGACATCAACGTCCAGCTCTTTCATGCGAGCCTCAAATGCCAGTTCGGCTTTCTTGATTTCTGCCAGCTGCTCAGGCGTTGCCTGTTGTAGAGCCTGCTCGATTTGCTTGGGCTGCTGGGGATCTACCCCAAGGACCTGGGCTACTGCCTGCGCCGCAGCGCCTCCCAGAGGGCCTCCCAGGGCGCTTCCAATAGTGGGGGCCACTGCGCCGATAATGCTTTTAATCTTGTCAAATTTCATAGCTATCCCCAGAATCTGGCAACGATGATTGTGCCTACGATGAATGGGTATATGCCCCAAAGCATCAGCTCAAAGCGCTTAAACTTGGCCTGACCTTCGTCAAGCCTTCGCTCGATGTTCTCATAGCGGAGCTTGCATTCCGCCTCATGGATCTCAATCTTCTTAAGCGCCTCTTCTGCTATGTTCATGGTTCACCGTCCCAGATCAACACGCCCTCAAACGTGGCACTAACTGCGTTGTTTTGGTTTTTGTTGCAAATTGCTCGCACCTCGATGTCAGTCTTCTCGGGGATGCGCAGCGGAAATGTGAAGGGAAAGAGAACCTCGCTCTCCACGATGTCGATCTTGGTTGCGGTGCGGAAGACACTGCCAAGCTCGCGGGTCATAAAGCGGATCGTCATGAAAACGCCGCCCGAGGTGCTAGTGCCGTGGGTCGCGGTGCCGTTCGTGAGGTAGAAGGTGTGGCCTCGGGGGACAGTCCAGACCGCCATGAGGGTCTGCGCCTCACCTGCAGTAATCTTTGCGTAGAAGGCGCCGGTCGGCACCCCAGAACTTTCTCCGCTCGTCCCAACGTAGATGTCCCCGGCATTGGTGGCGCCTGACCCGGCGGTCACCACATAGGCCCGGTAGACTCGGAGGTACTCGTTGGCGGTCGCCACCTGGGTCTGCCCGTCCATGATGACGGTCTCGCTGATTTCATCATAGTTGGCGTCAAGGCCCTGAACGAAAATGGTGCGAGCGCCAGTCCCGGCGGCATCGTCGTTTGCGCTGCTGGAGGACACATACATGGTGGCAGCGGCAGCGGGGTAGGCGTAAATACCGCCACCATCCCAGATGGTCTCGTTGACGTTGATAATTAAGGGGTTATAGCCGTACTTGAAAAGAGTGTAGTGCCAACCAACTTGGCCCCGGGAGACCTGAAGCTCAAACGGCTCGCTGGTTCCTACCCGGCTGATCGAAGATATGATTGGCACGGCACGCCCTCTTATTCAGCGGAGGATTTCTCCTCATGCTCCTTGACGATGCGAACAACCTCTTGCTCGCGTGCTTGGAGAGCGATGCGCTTTTCTTCAAGCGCCAGCGTCATCTCCATTATTTCATTGCGGAGGGCCATCACCCGGGCAAGGTTTACTCGTGCCGCATCAGGGAGCGCCTCTTCTTCGTACTGCCGGTCATCAATGCTAATCACTGTCTTGCTGCTCCTGCTTAGGCTGGTTTTCCCGCTTACGCTTCTGCGCATAGATGGCCCTCTCGCGCTCCAGCCGAATGCGCCTCCTGAGGCCGATAAGCTCGGTCCACGCATCCTTGCCGTAAGCAAACAGGATAATCTCGCGGAGTTCCTTCTCCTGAGCCGCCACCTTCCTTCGGTGCGCGAAGATTTCCAACGCTTCTTGCTCTACGGACTTCTTGCTCGTAAGTCGCTTGAACAGAGGCGGGTTCTTGGCATTTTTCTCCGCTTCGCCCAGATCGGAAAGAGCCGTGTACCACTGGGCCATCTGGCCCATGCAGTCTTCCAGCTCCCTCCCCGCAGCGACCAGCTTCTTGACGCCGTTGAATGCCGCCGTAGCCGTAGCTATGGCTGTTATAGGGTCCAGCATTCATCAATTCCCCCATAGCCACGGCCCTGTTGCTACTTACTACCAAGGCACTCCAGCAGCCGTCGTCGGGTGCTTCTGGTCTTCAATCTTTTGAGCCAGCGCAGCTTCCGGCGCGTCCTTGTCCACGCTCTCCCACACCCACTCAAGCACTTGGGCTTCCGTGAGGGATTCAAATGCCACGAAGTCCTCAGACTCAGGGTCGAAAGTAAACCCGCACGC